CGCATAGATAAAGCCTTGCCCGCCGGAGATCTTGTCATCAGGGTCAAACATGTCCTGACTGGCATAGGTATGATTGGTACACACCATGCCCACGTTGTAGTTACCGAACATGTTCACACAGTTACGAACTAGAGCAGTAAGGCTCTTGGCTTTGCGACCCAGATCGCCCTTCATATCACCGGCTTCAAACTGATTCACATCTGTGGGTGTGAGCAACATGCCCACAGAGTCGATCACGAACATGACTTTGGGGCGTTCATCTGCTGGTAGACCCTTGTAGTCTGCCATGAAAGTGGATATGGTCTTGGCAACGTCATCGATCATGGCCATAGAAAGCTTGAGCAGTTTCTTTTCATCTGTGTCCACACCCAGGGCATGTAGCCATGCTTCGTCGAGAGCGTTTTCTGTATCAATCAGCACCACAAAAATGCCCTGTTCCTGTGCATGTTTGACGATATTACCCGAGCAGATATAAGATTTACCAGCGCCACTTTCACCAGCGAACACAGTGACTTTTCCCAGTGGTACACCTTTGTTGAAGTCACCGGATATGAGATAATTCAAGGCATAGTTGCCGGTGGAGATCCAGTCGGTGGGATCATTGAAGCCGATGGAGAGCCCATCAATACTTTTGGTTATTTCCTTACGGAATTTACTTACATCAAACGGTTTGCCCATGATATGCCTTTTCTAAAAAATTAAATTCTACCCCATTGGAGTTTGTTCCAGATTCTTTCGTGGAGATAATATAACAATGTGTTTGCTATAACCTGTATTACCGCGATAGTTCCTGCCACAGTAAAATCTCCGGAGATCAATAAACTGATTATAAAGGTACTAAAGCTTCCTGTCAATCGCCAACTGATGGTTTTGACAAGACTGCGTTTTGGTAATTCATTCAAGTCCCATTTCCTTCCGAATTTTGGTTGCAGAAATCGAGTGTATGTTATCATCAAAAACTTCTTGTTCGATTTTATAACCCACATCGCGACCATATGTGATGTTGACGATGTTAGGAACTAACATAATTTCATACTGCCCTTGATACAAAGGATCCAAATCACGCTTGATAAATGATTTGACCTGATCAGATGCAAAAGGATTTGATCCGTTCCAACCTTGGCAATCACGTATCATTATTACCACTTGCCCATGTTTGGCGATGGCACGTTCAAACAAAGCGCGATGCCCTGGATGCCATGGTTGCCATCTTCCCAGCATCTGCACCGTTTCTTTACGCCAATCAAACACAGGACGTCGACGATTGGCCAATATGTGTTCGCCGATGAATTCAGCCCATTTATCTGCTTGTTGTTCTGTGACACGGAAGTCATAGACATCAGGTGGCACAAACATTTTGTTGGTGTCTTCGTAGCGTCCTGCATCTATGGTATCTACCCAAACAGTCCAATCAGCTTTGTAGTTGTAACGCATTTCAGGCAATGGGGCAACAAAATCTACGATCGCATAATCGGCATTGGATTGATCAGCCAACTCACGCATGCGATGACTCTGTCTGATACGGCCTTCTTGGCTGAAGTCCCAGTCGTTGTATTTCTTGCGCACATCGTCGGCATTGAACCACACCACACGGGCATAGCTTTGATGCGCCATTTCGGCTTCTGGATGGAACATACCGCTGTGTTCTTCGATGTATTTTTTCAGTGCTGTGGCCAGTGTGGTTTTGCCTGATCCTGGCAATCCCATGATTAGTATGCGGGCGGACATGATTTACTCCTTAAATTGATAAAGTTCAGGGAAAAAATCCGAACTCTTTAGTCCTCTTCTTTTGTCAAGAATTGATAAAAAATCAAATGCTTGTTTCAAATTTTTTTCCAATGGTGTCCTTATATAGTTTAATAGATTTCGATATGAATCTTCTAGCAGATATCCAGGATTTTCACCGATTCGTGTTTCAAGTATGTGCTGTATTTTCATTAATTCTGCATCAGGAAGATGTCTCACATTTATCTCTACAGGAGTTAGTAAAGGTCCAATTATAAAACTATTGGGATGATATCCGCAGTCACGCAAAAAATCTATGGTATCAAACAGAGTTTGATAGTTCAATAAAAAATACAGCATGTTAAAAGAAATCTTGTGATTTAATTTTTTAATCACATCAAGATTACTGACGAAATCTTCCCAACTTGCTCCATATCGAACATATTCAAACTGTTGTTGCATTTCGTCTAGACTCACAGTCCAATGCACATTTTTAAATCCGCATATCTTTTCAAAGACCTTGGTATCGACTTTGCTGAGATTGGTGTTGATTCGTAAATTTACCTCGGGGTTATCTTTCTCAAGAATATCAAGGAGTTCTAGATTTTCTTTCATGAGCAGTGGCTCGCCACCAGCCATGTAGACGTGTTTTAAAGTTTTAGCATGAGAAAAAATGTATTCTTTGAACTGGGCAACTTGCTCCGCAGATGGGGTCTGCGGATATATTTGGATCTCGCTGGCCCAACGACTACTAAACTCCGGACCGCAGTAGACGCATGAAAAATTACATAAGTTAGTCCATCTTACATCAATAGTGTTAAGTTCATGAGTCCCTTGTTGATAAGTTTCAAACGGAACTTTTTTGAGTTCTCTGATATAGAATATTCGATCACTGATTATGTCGAAACTTTTTTTGTTTTGTTCGAGACCGTAACAAGGATGACAACTAGGCCCCGGCCGGTCGGACAACATTTCAGATTGTGTGTGCTGATTGACAGGACCGGTCAATATGTTTTCAATCGAATCATCCTTGATATTTCCAATGGGCGCACTACTTCGGATGCAATTTTTAACTGAACCGTCAAAATTATACATCAAGCCAGTCCATGGCATAGGGCAAAAAACTCGGTTAGTCAACGCACGTTTAGAGTCCATCATAATATCAACGGATTAGAAGTATGACCGAGATTTATCTCTTCAACATATAGATTTTTGTCAGCGGCTTGTGTCACACTTTCAATGATAAAATTGGCCCAGGCCGTTGGATCTGCCCCATGCACGTTTATCTGTTGGCCAGGTTGTGTGGCCACTGCGCCAGGCCGGATCATCATCATTCGGGGATAAAAACAAAGAGATCTCAATTGATAAAAAGCATCTTCCAATGCTCTTTTTTGATTTTTATATTCAGCTACTGCTATTTTTTCCATGCCCGGAATATTGGCCACACCAGTATCGCCAGTGAGTATGGTGCTGATAATCCATATGGTTTTGTTCGGCATGTCTTTCCATTGATCCCAAACCTTATAAAGCAGTTCAGTCTGACTATATCCTGCCTGAGCATTGTTAATCCACATGTCACAGGACGCAATCATAGGAACGATTTTTGGAATATTTCTTATATTATAACCGTGTCGTTTGCTGATACCTACAATCTCGTGACCTCTGGTTGATAGAATATTTGATAGAGCGTTTCCAATTCCTGCGGTATGGCCGGTGATAGCGATTTTCATAGATAGTCTCTAATGTTGATTTTTCTCAATTGATCTTGCTCGTTGATATAGGTGTCTAACTGCATCTGATTATTTTGTTCTATTGCTACATGTTCGGCCATGTTATTAGGCAATGTCTTTTTGGCAGACACAGTAAAATTATTGCAGTATATAGGATTCAGAGCATCAGGTTTTTCTAAAAAAGCCCATGAGTGTTCTATATTTTTTTCTTCTGCATACTGCTTGATGTTGCCGTAATCTGATAGATTCAATGCATGGAACACCGTCCAAAACTGTAACTTGAGATTGGAATAAGAGTTTCTCAATTTGATATATTTTTCAACAGTGGCAATAAATTGTTGCCACAATATTGGCCACCGCACGTAGTCATGTATCTTGTCTACGCCGTCCAGGCTCAGTGTTATTATAACTTTGATTTTCTTTTGTAATAGTGTTTCAATGTGAGGTAAAATACGGCTCCCATTGGTGTTTATCCTCACAATTTTGACACTGTCTGGCAATCTGCTCAAGAGATCTCTATAACGTGGACTTGCAGTTGGCTCTCCTCCGTTGATATCTAATTCTACCACCTGTTCCATAGGAATCTGACTTAAAAGAGAGGTATTATCTATTTTAATAAAATTTTTAGAAGCCAAACTTCCAATTTTAGTGCTGAGAGTATCATTGCAACTCTGGCAAGCACTGTTGCATACATTGTCTAATACTCCTCCCAGGATCACATAATCTGACTTCAAATTGACCAATATATTATGTCTATCCATGGATGCTTTTCTGATACTCTGCCCATTGACGTTTTCTGTAATTTGACAGCGTCGGCATTCTTTTGGCCACTGGTCCTTTAGCATCATGTCTCTGATGTTTTTTAACCATAAGCTTGTTTGCATTTCATTCCAAGATCCAAATCCAGGCGCATCGATCATATGGCCACATTTGCCAATGGTTTGATTGCCATTGAATCTCACGAAATGATCAAGTCTTGGACAATACATAAAGTGGTTTTATAATTTTTAAACTTTTTTCTACGACTTTTTGATAAGATATGTAGTCGTTGTTCTTTATGTAGTCAACCAACTCAGCAAAGGTCAACGATTTACCTATTTGATTGTAAATGATTTGATCAATGCGTTGCGGATATTCAAATGCCGACAGATCTCCGATTGTGTCTGAAAAATCATCAGGCATTGGTTTTATGTTCAAAGGTTGTAACCAATACGATGTTATAGTTTTGATTTCTGACACACCAATCAAGTTTAAACGAGTGCGAGGATCAATATACCTCGCAAGATTCAGGATCCAAGAAAATTGACTGGAGTAATGCCGGTTCAGTTCTGTGTATTGTTTGGCGAACCATGTTACAGTGGTAGTATCGAGATCCGGATTGGACGATAAAACTTGCTGTATAAATGTATTGAGCCCTGACAGCAAACGACCGCGAGGCTCTCTGATAATGATGTCTATTTCATTTAAATGACGTATTTGTTCATTTAAAATAATCTTCCACCCATTATCTTGGCGGGCAGTGCTGATACTAGAATGCCCATTTTTAAAAATCACATAGACATACCGTTGTGAAGGTATAACTTCATACACTTCACAACGGTCTGGGTAGATAATATTATCTAACTGCGATAACATTTACTGCTTGTTTTGACGTGCCCGGATCATGGCCAAGATGTCCTGGGCATTTTGTGCGCCGGCCTTGGCCTGCACCGGTGCTGTTGGAGTGGGTGCATCATCTCCTTCGTCAAACGAACTAGCAGTAGAAACAGGTGCCGACTTCTCCACTGGTGCGGCCGATTCTGCTACAGTTTCAGAGCCTGTGGAAGAACCTTGCGGAGCCGCTACACCAGCCGGACGGAAGTATGCACCCCAACGGTCGGGATCGTAAGGTTTGCCGTCTACAGAAGCCTCAAACATTTCTTTGATAACTTTGAGTTCTGCTTCGCCGGGTTTCTTAGGAAGGAAGTCGGACAAATTAAACAAGCCATGAGCCTCGATCGCGGCCTGTTCTGCTTCTGTCAACGCTGTCTCCTTACGAGCCCATTTGGAGGTTGAGTAGTCTGCGTAGCCACCTTTGGATGTCTTGGTGATACGGAAATCCAGACCACGCATCAAGTCTGTTGGCAACTCTTCCAATTCTGGATCCATGAGTGCGGACTTGATTGTTTGGAAAATCTGGGGGCCAATGATGAATCGGCGGATGGGATTTTCCGGTGTCTTGTCATCTGCCAAGGGGTTCTCACGAACAAAACCTTGCATGATATACGAACGTTTCTTCCAATACTTACGGCCCATGTCTTCAAGAGCTTTGTCTTTGAACCATGTGCGCACTTCTGCCAAGATTGGGCAGGCTTCGCCCCACATCTCCACGCAGGGAACTTGCACTTGGACCTGTTTGGAATCCATCTCCCCTTTGACGCCATTGAATGGCAGTTTGATCATCGCCCGCTCGACCCAGAAGAAAGTGTTCTTCGAGTCGCCGTCGGGGAGGAAACGAAGCGTTGCGCTTTGTCCTTCATCGATGTTCCAGTGGGGGTAAATTGCGTTGTCGCCGCCTTGTGATTGTCCGCCTTTGTTCGACTCTGCGGCTTGTAGTCGAGCGCGGATTTCTGCTAATGATGCCATAATAGAAATTGTCCTTTCAAGAAATTGTAAATTGCCTATATATGCCTTGCATACACCCAACTGAGTGTAGCATAGATATTTAGCATGTCAATGTCAAAAGGTGATTTTTCTTTTGAACATTGATTTTGGCATGTAAATATCGGCATATGACACAGTATAACACATCTACACAACAAGTCAAGATATATGATCAAGTCTGTCAATTGCAATCAGTGGCGCCGAACTGTTGGCTTGTGGATGAGTGTTTTTGCTCCGAAACATTGTCATGGATGCAGGACATTGTGATAAACGAACAAAATCAATTCGCAGTTTCACGACCCCATCGCAGACTGATGTTGCAACCGGGCCCGGATCATGCCCGATTACAACAGATAGGGTTGGATATCATACCTTCATTGAATCAGATCTCTGGATTGGATCTCAATCTCATGGTAGTGAAATTTTGGCTAGACTTGCCGGGATTTGCCTGCCAGACACATTCAGATTCACCAGACATCATAGTTACCTATCAAGTCTATGTTGACATTTGGTCTTCAGCACAGGATCCCTGTCACGGTATCGAATTCTTGCATGTGGATCCGCCATACAAGTTAGAGTTGGCCAATAACAAAGGCTATATCAATGTCAATACCGATCTCAAGCCTCACAGAGTCATGCCGGGAATTGGAACACGTGCCAGCGTGACATTTCAATACAATTTGGTATAACTCAAGACCAAGACTTCTCTCACTGTGTTGGCCGGTACACAGGACAGCATGCCACAGAATCCACGGGGTTCATTGACATAGATGCTGGCTAGATTGGGTTCATAGTTCACAACATCAACATCGTGTCTAGTGAGCCGGCGCATAGGCTGATAGTCTAATTCGCTGTCTGCGTTGATTTGTTTGTCGTGGCAGAAACAGAATGCCATACGGCAGTCGGATTCTTCGCCCATGCCAATCTGCACCTGCACCAAGATGTCAGGATGTAGCCTGTGCATCATTATGGAACTGCCGGCTAGATCGATACTGACATAGGCCACTTGCGGTGCCAGAGGCTGGCCGACCAGTTGGCTCACACGTTCAGTGTTGGCTTCTACTATCTGTTGTAATTCGGGAGTGTCTGACCATGGTGTGAGCAAACGATCGTCATACTGCATGGAAAACGGAACACGAGATCGTCGATATGCCAGTTTGATCGATTGCCACTGATCGGGTTCAAAGAAATCTTTGGCCGTCCACAGTTGCTGATTGATCCGGACAGCGTTCATGACCGAGCTAGATTCAATAATCTATCTAGCCCTTGGCTTTCTTTGATGCCTATGTATTCGGTTCGTTGACCAGCGGGTCTGATGCCCACTTCCATGCTGGGGTATTTGTTCTTGAGATTCTGTGCGTGTTTCCGGGCCTGCTCACGATTGCCATATTGATGTAGGCTGGATTCTATGCCATCACGCCTGCGTATCACATCATAGGGTCCTTGGACATCTGGTTCTGCAGAGATATCGCCCATGGACAATCTTTTTACCTGTCCTTCTTTGACTGCATCAAGATCTATGGCATCTAGGCCTGGTATGCCCAACTGTTCCAGTCTTTTTTGCACACGAGGATCGTCCCACGCATTGGCGTCAGGATCGACCAGAGCCATGTCTTCCAAGATGTCAAACAGTTCGTCATCGCCAATGATATCATACAGTTGTTCTGTGGCATTGGAAGCATCTGGTCCTACGATGAGATCCTTGCTCATTAGAATCTGTAATTTTTTTACCTGCTCAGGAGTCTCTGGTATGGCCCAGGTGCCTTCCATCACACGGTCAGTCCATGATTCAAATTCGTCGGCTTCGGGGAGATCCTGTTCTTTCAGTCGTGCCAGCACAGGCAAGGCCTGTTCCACTCTGGGATCCAAAGTCTGTTTCACGAACAATTCGCGTATGGTCTCCACTGCTTCGTCTATCTCTGTGATCTCAGCAGGATCAAAACTGTCACGTTCTTCGTGATAGCCTCTACGGCCAATCATTTTCTTGGCCTTGGCTTTGAGATCAGCGTAGTGACGTATGGCTGTTTCAACCATGTGCGCAGCTTCGCCGGTGTAGTCACGATGCCGTGCCGCACGCACGAAATTGCTGAGTGTTTTCATTTCATCCACGATCTCTGTGATGTGGATGCCAAAGGCATCGTAGGGTGTGCCACCTTCGGCCACATGGCGTGCCAGCATGCGACCATGTGTAAGGCTGCGGCTGGGCACACGGAAACGTTCACCTTCGGCATTCTCTACATAGAGGCTTTCGATATGGCGGAAACGTGCATCACCTTCGCCCAAGGTTTTGTTGTGTTTTATGACCAACCGTGCGCGATTGGGCTGATCTGAGTAGGAAATCTTGCGGTTGCCATAGTAGCCTTCAAACAGGCTTTCTTTGACAGCGGCCATGGTCTTCATGTTGTATTTGAGTCTGGATAGATTTTTTACGTTAAACGTGAGCAGATTGCGTTTGGCGAACATACGCACCAGATACAGGAAATCATACCAGTCACCGCGATCATTGCCTTCCATGGCTCGTGCCATGTTGTCTCCAAAATACATGTCCAGGTTGTTTTCACCGTCCAGGGCCACTACCACAGTGCCATAGTCCTTTTCAGGAGTGGCATAGTCAAAACTGATGATGTCTGCATCAGCAGGATTAGCGGCGGGTTTGCCTTGGCTGTCCAGGGCTTCGGGTTCAAAATCCTGCGCTACGAGCAGGTCATATAGTTGGCGTGCGGGTGTGTTTTTATCGCTCATGGTATTATATTTATTAGAGCACGGCTATGAAGGGCATGGGTTCTATGATGGTATCTGAGTGATCGCGCAGTTGTGTGTCCAGTTCTTGATGATAACTCTGGAGCAGTTGCATCATGCGCACGGCCAGCAGTGTGGCCATGACTAAATCGTCGGTTTCGCCCACTTTGGCCGCATATCCTGCGCCATGTGCTATGAAGTTCTTGAGTTCGGTTATGAGGCTGGCAGAATTGACACGCATCCTGCCAGTTTCAATGAGATTTTTCAGTTTGGCACAGGCTGCCAGTTTGGGCTTGTTGGTGGTGTTGAATCCTTTGCGATATCTGCGGCCGCTGCCACCACCAGGTTCGCTGAGGAAGTAGCCTTGTATGTTTTCTTCGCCATATTCTGCGATAGAGATCAAGGCCGCTTCGCCAATGGTATTGTTCTCTACAGTGAAATAGATGCTTTTGGAATCACGCAGTGTTTCGTTGATATGTTTGCACACATCGGCCAAGATGCGAACCTGGCTGGGAATGTCGGTCCTGTTGTGTCGCCATTCGGCTACCTGTTCTGTGGTGTTGGCATCAAACACCTGGATGGCCGACGGGTCTCCCCCGGTGCCCAGGCTAGGGTCCAGGGCCACTACATAGATATGTTCTCTGTTGATCTGTTTGAACCAGCGCACCTGTCCAGTCTTATAAATGGGCTCTGTGGCAGAAAGATCTACCAACTTAGTTGGAGCGATCAAGGTCTCGTCGTCTATGATGAATTCGCAGTCCATCTCTCGGCGGAAACGTTCTTCGCCCAGTATGGCTTTTTGCTGTGAGGCCCAAGCATCGTCACGGTCAGGATGTTCACGCCAATATGCACGGAAAGCCCGGAAACCATTCTGTCCTATTTCTGTGGGATTACCGTAGTCATCTTCCAGTTTGTTGGCCAGTTTCCAGATCAGCGCAAACTGATCTTCGTCTGAATTGGGCGTGGATGTGACTATGGCTTTACCACCAGTTGACAGCGTGGGTGTGATGGAAGTCCAGAACTCTTTGGCTATACCTGGCCGCACGAATGCAAACTCATCGCAGTAGAGCAAGGTTATTGACATACCACGACCGGTATTTTCTGTTGTGGTCTGGCTGACGATACGTGATCCATTGTCAAATTCTATACTGCCCTTGTTGTAACTGATCACCCCTGCCCGGATATGATCTGGACAGGCTTCATATGCATAACGGACACGTTGCATGATCTCTTGGGCACCCAGATACTTGTGGGCGGCTACCAAGATGGTTGAATCCGGAACAAACATGGCATACCACAGCAAATAGCCTGCGGCACTAGTTGATTTGCCCGTTTGCCTAGGCATCATGGAGATAGAGAATCTATAATTGTGGTAGGTCTCGATCAAGCGTTCTTGGAATTCATAGGGCTGATACAGCATCTTGCCATACAAGGGATGTTGTATGTAGAAAAAATGACTCATGAAGTAGGCGGCACCGGTATTGGCATCCGCGCATTTCACGAACTCATCAACCTGCTGTTCAGTGTAAGACATCCGACGATGCGGTTGCTTGATCAGGACGCCTTCGAGACTTTTAGACATACTGTTACTTACCAAAATATACGCCGATAAATATCATTATGAGCGACACGTTAGTATTAGCCCCAGACTATCAACCAGTAAACTACTTGCCGCTGTCAACCATAGATTGGCAGACTGCTATCAAACTGTTCTTCTTGGACAAGATCCAAGTGCTAGAATGGTATGACGATTGGACTGTGCGCAGTGCCAAATTGGAAATGCGTGTGCCTGCTGTGGCAGTGACCAAGAAAGGATTTGGTAAGAATGGTGGTATGCGTTTCAGCCGCCAGAATCTCTATCTGCGTGATGTGTTTACTTGCCAATACTGCGGAGACACTTTTGGTCATAGAGACCTAACCATAGACCACGTGATACCACGTGCGCAGGGCGGAACCACCGTGTGGGAAAACTGTGTCACAGCCTGCAAGGATTGTAATTCTGCCAAAGGCAACAAAATCTGGAGACCCAACAAGGCACCCGTGAAGCCCAACTATTGGGCCTTGGTCAACTCTGTCAAAAGCACTTATCGTAGTGTGCGCCATCCCAGTTGGAATGTGTATCTCGGCCTCAAAGAGGCGGCTCACCAGTCATATAAGGCAAGCTAAACCATAACTGAAACCAAGCAGGTGTGCCGGGTTGGATATTGTGTTTCTTCATTAGCTCACCTTTTTCATTGCCAGTGATGCTGATGTTAGAACCTGCCAAGGGCGGCAGGTTGTATGGTCGATAAACTCCTATACCAGCAAGTCTTTTTAATTCTTCTGGGGTCATTGACACCAACTTTGTTTGGCATCGCCGTAGTATTCTCTGGCAAAGCCGTTGCGGATCAGTTCACTACGTAGGCTCACACCATCCAGGATCATGTCACCCAACACACGTCCACCAAACTTGTCCCAGGCATATAGCGTGACTTGATGTTTTTTAGTATTCTTTACAGCGTTCTTGGTAAACTCTGTGGCAGCCTGTCCACGAGCATCTTCACTTGGACACTGAGCACGGTGTCCTTTTTCTGGAGTGTCCACACCAAACACACGCACAGCCAGTTCAGGTTTGAGTGGAGCTGGCAGGAACGGTGCGGCGATTACAATGGTGTCACCGTCATTGACTCTAACAATCTGTGCGTCATAGGTCACACCCTTGGGTGTTTTTTGTGCCATGGCCAAGCATGGAATCAGTAATAGAGTGAGTAGTAGTTTTTTCATAATTTTAAGCGTAAACTGCCGAAGCATAGATGTTG